CACGGTACTCCTTATAGCCATCAATCTTTGGAAAACCAAAGGTGTGGTCAACAAGGAAGAGACTGAGTTCGACATCAAGTAAGTCGGACGCAGAGGTCAAATCTGACCCGGCAAGCTCAATACCTTGCCTTAGCTTTTCCTGTGCCCAGCGCACTCCCGATTCCTGGTCGTGAGTAACGTCGGACGGCAGTTTTCTCGCACAAGTCATAAAGACTTGTTTGAGGGGCTCAAGTGTGACTTGAAGAACTCTATTCGGGTTCCCTACAATTCTAGCCTTAAGTTGAGGCTGTTGTAGCACACTGACCCGACCGACACAACGATCGTGTGGCCGACTTAACTCTAATTGGTACTCATTACCAATTACATGCATGGGCATATACCCAAGCAAATCCTGGTGATCCAGGAAGTCAAAGGTGACCTGTGGGACTGAATCCCACGACGACCGAAGAGCCTTTAGTGCAGGTCCTAACTTATCGTCAGGACGCACCGTAGACCGACCATCATGAATGGGTATAGAACCATTCATATCAAAGATGGTAGGGAATTGGATCTCGGGCATCTTTCCCGGTAGCTTCCAGTTCATACGAACCTTGGCTAATCGTTCCAGATCTTCCCGATCTTGGGACTGATTGCCTGCAAGTCCATGAAGGAATTTCTCCTTCTGGGTCTCTGAGAAACCTTTCTCATAGAGAATGGTATTCAACGACAAGACACCTAGTGCCTTGGCAGGCTTAAGGTCAAACACCCACTTCCAGATACCCAAAGGATATCCTTCTTTGGAATGTTTAAACCAAGGAGGAGGTTTGGGATCTCCTGCGAGAGTGGTCTCGTACCATTGACGAAGGTCTTTGATGCGAGTGTTGGTCCACTCGGTTCCGTTTTCACGTAACCACTTCTCAATAATATTGAGAATCTCGTGAGTCTGCTTCCTCGGTATCCCGCATGCTCTGAGGCCTTTGCAGAGATGGGTTTTTATGGAATACAGTTCCATAAAGCCTTTCCTCCTTTCTCAAGGATGTAAAGGTTAACCGCCTGCAAACGCTTCCGACGCTACAGGAAGTTCGATCCCTACAAATGAG